AGTTTGCACTAAACTCATTATTAACATAAATTTCACTAAATGCTTCTGTGCCTGCAGGGTGTACTAAATTTTGTACTATGCCTCGCCATTCTTCTACATTAACGTCACTCCGAACAACATATGAATATGGTTGATAATAAATTAATCCGGGAGTTGTATTATTTTCTGCAGGTCCATGCAAATGTATAACATCTGATATTTTCCCTCTACTATTTAACCAGTATCCTTTGGATTCTTTTACAACACCCACATTTGCGGACAATACTGTTTTTTCAGTATATTTTAGATTAGCATTTAATTTAGTATTATCTAAATTTGTATAATATAATGATGGTCCAAGCAGTGATGGAATTGCAAATTTAAATCGTTTTGTATCTAATACACTCAATACTGCAATTGTATTTTCTGTATTATTTAAATAACTACTAGTATTGCCGTAAAAAACTAAGTTTGCTCTATTCCCTTTACTTAATCCATGTGGCAGAGAAGAAGTATATGTCCCTGTACTATTTGATAATGTAATACTAGCACCAGTAACAATAGTTGACGGCGAATCTATATAAACAGGAAGTGTAAAATTTGGAACATTTAATAAATTTGATCCATAGTAAATACCAGGATTAATTATATTTAAACTTTGAATTTTTCCGGTTTCAGACAAATCATCTATAAACACACTTAAATTTTGATCATATCCTAGAGTAAAATCAACTACAACGGTTGGTAATGTTATTTTAGAATTTGCAGTATATCCAGATTTACTATTAATAATATCCACATTAATTAAAACGGGTATTGTATTTGCAGAAACAGTTGTAAATGTAGATGGTGCAGTAATTAATTTGTTAGCAATAACTTTTTCGTAAGTAAAATTGCCTTCTATATCTTCCAAATATAATTCATATACATTAGTATCTTTTACCTGCAACTTTATAACATTGTTAACAATTGCCGTTGCTTTAGAAATTTCACCTGTTATTTTTGTACGTATAAAATCAAAACCATTTGTATTTGCTGGAACAGTTACTCTTATAGTACGATCTTTTTTCCAAATACCATCTGATGCTTTTAATATTATAGATTCTGGATAAAATAATTCTACATTTTTACCAAATAATGCCTGAAACAATACTTTATATGCTTGTTCAGTGCCTTTAGTTTTGTAAATATCTCTTACGTGTTTTAAAAATGTTCTTTTATCAGTGGCAAGATTTCTAGGAATATCGTTTGCATAATTTTTAAAGAATGATTCTAATAAAGAATCAATAGTTTTTTCTGTATCTGCATACTCTCTTGCATTTTGTAAAAGTTCTTGTGGCCCTTGATCTTGTTCAATAAACTGATAATATGCTTTTAATAATTTTACAAAATTTGAATCCGTATTTTGTTTGCTAATAGATACTGTTCTGCTGACCCAAGTATATGGCATATTGCGAGTAACAATTAATTTAGTTCCCGTTAATACTCTTGCTATGTATAGAGGCGTACTTAATAACGTTGGTTCTATAATCTGATCGCCCGGAGTCAAATATAATGTACTGTTTACCGTCAATACATTTGATCCTGCAGTAGAAGTAGCATTCAATACTATAGGGGTAGTATCAGTTGCCCTAATAAATTCAGGTACTTGTGAAGATATTATCTGCGATAATTTATTTTTTATTCTACTCATTAATAGCAGTTACGTTTATTGTTAAACCTTGCATTTTATTTACTGCACTATCTAAAGTGCTATCATCAAGTAATAATATTTCATTTTTATCTACATGTATATCCAAGTATGTTTCTTGTATAGCTACAGTTAGTCTTATATCGATGGATTTAGAAATATACCCATTAAAATATAAATTAGTAATGGTTACTTCACCTGTTCCATAATTTATTGTGCCATAATTTGAATTTAATACTGTAGTTGTGTCTGCATCCGACAATTTTAAAGTTCCAATTCCTTTAAGATTTGGAACAGCATCATTTGGCACATCAGTAATTATTACTTCTACTAATGCATTGCTGCTATTTGCTACAACAAATCTAGTGCTCTCTAATGTTCCAGGAGTCACACCATTTTTAAATTTTATAGTATTGTCGCTGATATAATTATTTTGTATACCAATTGCTGGTATAATTCTTTTCTGCAATTTTATTGTTGTTAAATTTCCAATAATAGATGTGTCAACATTATCGATAGTTCCTGTCAATTTTGAAAATACAAAATTATAATTAAATTTTTGTAAATTCATACTAAAATAATTAGTGATTGCAGATGATATTAAAGTTTTTATATTATCAGGAGATAAGGATGTGATACGTGTACTGTATTTTACGTTAACTGTTATATTAATATAAAGATAATCTGGTGTAATAAATTCTGGAGTTATTGTCAATACTTGTTTATTTAACAATAACACATTTTGTATTTGATTCTTTACATCAGACGTAATTTCATATCCAGTATATGGTTTTAATGAAATAATAGCTTTACCATACATCGGGGGTGTATTTTGTTCTCCGCCCCATACTGATATAGATTCAATTAATGGAAAATTCTTTTCAATAATTGCTTTGTAATCATTTGCACTGACTGCTCTATTCTGTGAAGATGTAAATAGGGGTGCTTTAAATTTAATTTCATCTATTGTTTCTGCAGCATACCCACCTGAAGAATTTACAGTTGCTACAATAACTTTATCAGGAGTCCCTCCACCTATTGTGCCGGTACAGGCAAATTCTTGCAGAATATTACCCGATACGTTACCCAATGTACCATTTGTTACCAAATATGTAACAATTACTAAATTATTTCTTAGTAATTTTTTACCAATAACACCATCTCCAAAATACAATTGAAATTGTTCTATTGGATTTTGTTCTAAAAAGTATACGGCCGATGTATCTTTTATATCAATAGAATCATCTGCTACATTGAATGCGGTTGTTGTTGTATCAGATAATGAATTTTGTACCACAACTTGTAGTGTAGAAGTATCTACATTTAAATTTTGTATTACGTATTTTTCAGATGGTCCGGGAGTATACACACTAAAAACATATTGCAAAGGTGCACCCTCAACAACTTCAACATTGGTAAATGTATAAACGCCGTTAACAGGATTAATTGTTATTGGATTTAAATTTACGAAGGTATATGTTGAACCATCTATTGCTGTGGTAAATGGTGTAAATTTTTCCAATGTTAATGATGCTGGATTATTTGTTGGATTGGTAACAACAAAACTAAGGTTTGCTCTTGCTCCTCGAGGGGATAAGGGGGTATATCCTAAATGTTTTGCAATTGAAATGGCAGATGCCTTTTTAACAGCAGAATCTAAAAACATTTCATTAACAACCATATTTGCAAGATACGCATTATAATGAGTATTATATGACAGTACATCTAGTAATATAGACATACCAGATCCTTCAAAATCGAAATCTGTAAAATAAGGTGACCCGTCAGTATCAGTATAATTTTTTAAGAAATTCTTTAAATTCCCTTTAATCGTATCGAAATCTAATTCTGTTATTCTTAAATTTGACATTATCTTACTCTATTAAGTGTTGTATTAACTGTTACTGGTTGCAAAGAATTGCCTATTAAAAATGTTATAACTATAGCAACAGCATTAACATCTGGATCATCTTTTACTGTTACATCTGTTAAAGTTACTCTTGGTTCAAAATTTTTAATTACGTTTTCAATTGTATATTTTATTGATGCAAGTGTCGCATTATCCAAATTTTCAAACATCAAAGAATTAACTTGGCATCCTATTTCTGGATGAAATAATCGTTCAAAATTTTTGGTTAAAATTAAATTTTTTACAGATGCTTTAATTGCATCTTCATTCTTCAATGTCAATACATCTCGAGTATACGGATGCGGTGAAAATAAGAGATTTAAATCTGTAAATCTTCTAGTAGCTCTATTAATTGTTGCCATTTTATTTATTTATGCATACTGCACAAACGCTCCTCGTTTAACCAATGAATTGTCGAATAAGGTACCAATCTTCATTGGCGATTGCTGATTACTTAGATAAGCAATATGAATCCAAGATATTACAGAATTATTGTATTTTCTTTTGTATTCTAGTAGTAATTGTTTGTATGGGATATTATCTCTTATCCACTGTATAATTTGGTAGTATTCAGAATAACTATGGTTTGTAAATTGCAGATCTACGGCTGCTCCAACTTCATGATCTGAACCATGATTTGTTGCTCTGAATCCGCTTGTCACTATTATATCTGAATATTTATCCCTAATAGGATCCAAAACATTTACTGCCACCGCCTTAAGATTACATGCAATTTGTGCTTTTGTTAATCCTCTAT